AGAATCCTCCAGTGGACCCAGGCAATATGTCAATGGAAAGAATTGAGGCTCTCAGAGAGTTTATGTCCTAAGGACTATCGCCTACAACTGTAGGAGTAGCAGTGATAGTTGTTAGAACGCGACTCGCAGCGGATCTATTGACATCTATGAAGTTGCGACCAATTAGATTGGTGTCCTCTCCGGGCTTGAAATAGTTCTCCAAAAACTCTGCCGATTGATAAGCATCTACATTGTACCTTAGATCAAGACAATGACCTTGAGTAGCTATAGTTTTGATTTCGTTGGTAGAGAGAACTTTTCTCCACATTCCAATATGGCCCATTCTACCGCTCCAAAAGACAGTTGTTGAACCAGATTGACTACTAGCTCCAAGAAAGATTGTTCTAGAAGTGTCTGTCTGCACACCTGTTCCGCCTGTCGTAACATCTGGCACTAATGTAACACCATCTAAAATCAAATCAAGGCCACCTACCCCATCCCATGTGACTATTACATTGTGCCATGTGTCTTCAACAAGGGCTCCATTGTAATCTTGTTCCTGTAATGCTCCGCCACTTGAATTGAATAGAGAAACTCTTAAAGGATCTCCGGCTACTGTCCCTAATTGCCCCATTCCTATCAACGAATTGAAGACGCCCAGGCCACAAACACAAAAGAAGATAGAATTTACCGTCGCTATATCTCTAGGCTTAATCCATTGAGATATGGTCCAAGTATTGGATATCCCAATAGGAACTGCCACAGGCATACTAATAGCATCGCCAACTACTGGTGATATAGCCACAAAATCCATAGATGTGCCTAGCAAACCACCTCCAGGTTTGAGTATATCTTCGTGTTGAACAGTGTCAATTGCCTCTGTGAGAGCTATACCTCCAGATGTCACCCAATCAACTACAAAATCGTCTCCACTTGAATGAATAGTTGTGCTACCTTGTCCAAATCGGAACCAATGCTTCAGATCACCAGATTCCCTGTAGCAAGGGTGATTTGAGTTTCGAATGTCAAAATCTTTCCACCCACCACTGTAAACAGCCTTAACGCTTTCCTCTGTTATGGCTACATCCCAAATGGCAACAGAGTGTATGTCTCCATCAAATTGAGAGTTATCCAAAATAGCGGTTCTGTTGGGGAAACTACCACTTGTATCATCAAGATCGGTGATGTTCGTAAGAACATCAATATCCAACGTCCCTTGAACATCCTCTCCTAAGTTTGATGAATTGTTAGATAGTCTATACCAATGCTTCAGATTCGCTGAGCTTACATAGTCTCCAGAATTCTCCTGCAAGCTGCGCAAAGCAGGTCCAAAGCCACCATCCCATATTCTAGCAGGTTCTAGAGGACCAAGAACAGAATTCCAGATTGCCATCGAGTGAATGTTACCTCTGTAAAACCCTGTTGGAATAATGTTAGCAGCAAGAACAACACGACGGGCAGAGTCCCCCATTGTGCCGGAACCATCTGTTGGCGTAGCAGTTGGAGTTAGTGCCACCCCATTTTTGTAGAAGAGCAGACTAGTGCCGTTCCACGTAATGATAAGTTGCTGCCATATACCAAGATCTGTTTCGTTAGCCCACTGGTAGCTCTTAATCAGTGTTCCTGCGGTGTCATAGATGAAAACAACAAAGGGGTCACCAGGAATGGCTCCACCATGCCTCAATTCAATTTCATTTGCTTCGCCGGTATCCTGTTCTATAGTGAAGATGACTTGATTCACGGAATCTCGTAAAACGTTAACTGCGACCATTATAGACCACGCATTCGCAATTCCAATGGAAAGCTCGGCCGAAGTCATAGTCTCATCTGTGCCATTGTAGGATATAGAGAATTCATCGGTGCCAGCAGGACCAGCTCCAGGAACACGGCCATCCCTTCCGGCACTTGCACTTCGTCCTACATCTGCTGTGGTAGGTACTCCTGAATTAACGGTGTTTTCGTCCATAGCATTAACGAAAAGGCGTTGAGTGGTGCTGCCATTTTTGCAGCCTATGATATTGTACCATCGCCCTGCTTCAACTTGGGAGTTTCCAGCTAGAGTTAGAGTAACGGTGGACGTGCTGTCAGATGTAACGTATTGCCAGTTAACATTACCAGCACCATCATCAGCTAACTGAAGAACAATTTGATTATCATCAGTGGTACTGGTATGCATGCGCCATACGTCTTCAGTTTCCCCGGATGCGGGAAGGCTATTAGGACGTACCCACACGCTTACAGTATGTGAAGCTCCAATAGCGTAGGGCTGAGTCACACTATTCTGCAAGCCGAACTGGTCCCCTGTGGTAAAGAAAGACCCTTCAGGGGCAGATCGAACTATGATGTCGCCTAGTGTCATGAGTGTTCCTAGGTCTGAATGATGTAATTGACCACTTGGTAAGGTGGCATATTGGAGTGAGCAGCATTAGCCGATATGGTTGTGTTGTCAACACCTGTATTTTCCTGCACTCCCCTAGTGCCTCCACCACTAGAGGCAGAAGGAATTATTGTACCTATTCCGCCCCCGCTTGAGCTATCAGGTCCATCGTTGGATAGGGTAATGGCGCTAGTTCCACCTCCGCTACCTCTGAGGATGTGTTTGTGTACAGGAACCTGATCCGCTGTTAAGGTAGTTTCTTTGGCACCGCCTGTCTCACCCAATGTATCGAATTCTGTTTGCACAGAGTCCTTGCCTTGTGGTATGCGACCTTGCAGATTGGGAAGATTGAAAGTGGTACCTCCGTCTCCAACTCCGTAACTAGTACCTATCACCGCAAACAAGCCTGCAAAAGTAGCTCGACTCACAGCGGAGCCATCGCACAGCAGGAAACCAGTAGGCGGTGTATCGCTTCCAAAGGGTATGATTATTCCAGTAGGCAATGTTCTTCTCCGTTAAGTCTTAACGATGTAGTTCGTCACTGAATAAGGTGCTAGATTAGAATGGGTGTTGTTAGAAGAGATAGTCGTGTTGTCAACGCCCGTGTTTTCTTGCACTCCTCTATCGCTAGAAGCGGAGGGAATGATTGTTCCAATACCAGGACCAGTTGAACTGTCCGGTCCTTCATTAGTGAGAGGGGAGAAAGCTCCACCTCCACTACCTCTTAAGATGTGCTTGTGTACAGGAACCTGATCCGCTGTTAACAATGTAGCCTTCGTGCCACCTGTCTCTCCCAATGTGTCGAAATCTGTATCTCCCGAATCCTTTCCCTGGGGCAAACGTCCTTCTAGGTTAGGTAGGTTGAACGTAGTAGCTCCGTCTCCGACCCCGTAACTTGTACCTATTACAGCAAACAGAGCAGCAAAAGTTGTTCTACTAACAGCGGAGCCATCACATAGCAGGAAACCTGCGGGTATCGTGGCTCCTCCAAAGGCCGCTAGCGTTCCAGTTTGGAGAGTTTCCTCAACCTTAAACACTGCTAGATGCCGAGAATTATTGGTGGAGTCCTGTACCGGACTGACTACGTTCTTGCCTAACTTCCACCATCCCTCCAAATTACGAGGATCACTATAGTCTTCGACCCCTATTTGTAGGTTGAATGTAGCTCCACTGCCCTGATTCCATATCTGCCTAATAGCATCTTGATCCAGAGCCTCACTCCAATAAGCTGCCGAATGTATAGAGCCTGTCATGAAATCAGCATCGGAAACCTTGGCACCTAGAGATATAGACCTTAGTGAATTAGCTTGACTGCCCGGAACGTCGGAAATGACCGTCATATCAGAGTTCATCAGGTACCCATTGCGATACATTAGCATATTGGTACCATCCCACGTCACAAAGATTTGGTTCCAGTCTGTTCCAAAGAACCAACCATCAATATCAGAGGTTGCTGATTCACTGGAATCAATGTCAAATCTCTTGATGAGAGCACCGCTACTGCTAAACAGTTGAAAGCTAATAGTCCCGCCCGGCTCTATATCTATACGAAATGAATCATCGTCATCTACTGGATCGAACTTGTGGATTTCGAACAAAGTCTCCGTATCAGGCGGGTTAAGTTGAGTGGGGACTACCCATAGCATCATGCTCCAAGCATTGGTGATGCCAAGATTCTGATCTAGCGGCAACTTAGCTGCGTCTATAGAGCCACCAAACACAAGTGAAGAGCAATGAAAGTCTTCTGACTGAGGAGAAGATTTGAGAAACTCGTCAACAGTGCAGGCTAGAGTGGGCTTACCTCCACCAAGAAACCTGTACGGAATGTCACCTGTAATCAAACTACCGGGCATTCGGATTGTTTCCCCATCGGCCGGGCTTTGGAGTGGCCGTTAAAAGGGCTCTTAGATCCTGCCAGCTATGAGGGCCTTCGAATCTGAAGCCTCTATCGTCTACATACAGGTCAGCGTGCTGTTTCTCGGAAGTCACCTCAAGCTGTGGGAACCCGTGGTCGTTCATCCACTCCTGAATGCACTCTTTGCCCATAGGATGCGTTACTCTGGACGAGAGGATGTACAGCTC